GGGTTACCCCGAAATCTCCTTTATCCATTTATGCCACCATGAATGTCATATCATGTCTAGCCGAATCCGCTTCCGGGACCAAGAGTATCTTGTCAGCCCTTCTAATGGAGCTGACCCGTACGAACAGTACGGTACTAAAAGCTACTTTAGTGACCGAACATCGGATCCCCTCAAGGGACCTAGTGGTAAGCGAATTTATCACGAATATACAAGTTGTGAGCATTTTGAGCTCATTAACCCTTATTCGGGAAAAGTCAGCTTCACCGATTCTTCTCCAGAGTATTCTGGATACGGTGACGCTTTTCTGGCTAGTGTGGAGTTTGGAAGAATGCGAGACGACCTTAATAGTCAGCTTGTATTCTCCCTCGATTTCCAAGACGATAATGACTTTGAGCTCATTACCTTCCTTGCAGACCTCGATTCGACCATCGCACTTTTCGTCAGTAATCTTGTAAAAGATCTGACGAACTTTAAAGCGCTTAAAAAGCGTTTTTCTTTTGGCGCTGTACAATGGGGGGTATTACCCTTCATTTCGGATCTAAAAAGTCTGTATGGAACGCTTGATGCTCTGATCAACGGCAAGATTGAGAAAGAACTCTCCGCTCTAAATAACGGAAAAGTGATTTCTAGGAGAATGGATGTGTTCTCCGAAAGCAGCGTTGGATCCCGTTTTATTGGGAAAGCTGTCATTCGGGGTCGAGTCACTTTGGATGGGGGCTTCCCTTCGTGGGAAGACTTCCTCCTGATTATGCTCGATGAACTCGGTTTCCATCCTGATTTGCGCACGGCTTGGGACATTATACCATTATCGTTCGTTGTAGACTATGTTTTACCTGTTGGAGATTTCCTTGAGTCTATACATCCTAGAGGTTGGTATAAACCAACTTTCACGGTTGTTGACGGCGGGGTTTCCTTTAAAGGAGAGCTCGAGTGCCGTATACAAGGCGCTGAAGCTCCCCTGGATGGGTCACATAAATACCGAACGTTCGTGCGACAAGCACGAGATGTGAGTGTCCCTACACGTCAAAGTACGACTCCCGATTGGAAGACGGAACTGACGTTTAAAGAGTCAATCAACCTCGCTTATCTAAACAACACAATGTCACGCCGTCGATAGACGGCCGCGATACACTATGTGGTGTAGTCCCTGTCGCGTTAATTTTAATGGAGTGAACGAAAATGTCTTTTCATCCTTTAGTCCAAGGAACTTCGACTTACAACCAAACTGGCAATGGTAAATATACCAACGCCACCTGTGTGCCTGGAGGTCCTACGGACCACTGGCAGATTATTGGTGGAAAACCCACCAAGCAGGGGACAATTAATTCGTCCGTTTCACGGGTTCTTGAAAAAGATACCACGGTTAATGGTGTAACAACTCGCGACAAGCTAGTCGTTAATATCCAAATCCAGCAAGGAAAAACCTTGACGGTTGCGGATATTGACTTTCTTCTCGGTGAAGTGTCGGATTTCCTTACTGTAGCGCGTATTACGCGTCTACAGCTGGGTGAATCTTGATAAACATGCCCTCCGCTCCTCATTAACTGTAAGGAGCGTGTTGTATGTATCAGATTCGTGCGCATATCTGCCGTCTAGCTGAGAAGCTAGGGGTGGACTTGTGTCTGGATAAGGCTACGTTGCAATATGTGCTTTCTCGCATCCAAAGCGAGGGAGTGGCTTTTGCAACTAAAACCCTGCCAATGATCTCGAAAGTTGTCCTTCGTGCCCTGGAAGTCGGAAGACTTACTAGGGATCTCTTTATTGAGATGAAGGTAACTCACTTCTCATTGAGAGGCAACTTTCCCAGGATATTCCCGGTTTGGTTTAGCCAGGTCTTTGATGTCAACGGCTACGTCCGTGAGGACGCAAGCCCATCTGCCATCAAGGCTATTCGGCAGTTTTGTGACTACTTCTACAAAACGGCTTTTGCCTTTAAAAAGGAGGAAATTCGCAATGCCGTCGAGGCCTACACCGGACTCGAGCGAGAGCTCGAGCAGTGGAGCCCAAAACCTGCGTGGTCCGAAGCCATGCGTAAAAACGCAGAAAATCTCTACAAAGGGATTTTTAAAGCTTCTCCAGATCACGTGTTGGCTACGGCTCCGCCACGGGATGGACCAGGAACATTCGTCGGCTCTAACCGAGTCGCGAAATGGGCTGCTTATAAAAAGAGCATCGCCTGTTCTTGGATTTATCCTACTGGTTTTGAACCTTATTCAGGTCTCTTTAGGCCTTATCGAGGTTCACGAGGTTCCCGAAAAGTCATGCATAGTAAACCCTCGGCCGAAGTTCTCTTCGTCCCAAAGGATTCACGTGGACCGCGAGTAATATCGCGTGAAGCTCTGCCCCTACTAAGGGCACAGATGTCATTCTTTGACTGGGCATCAACCCAGCTAGAAAGAGACACATCCTATAGAATTAATTTTGCTTCACAGCAAATTAATAGGGACCTTGCATGCATCGGATCAATGGACAGGAGCTGGACGACTGGAGATCTTAAAGATGCCAGTGATCGTGTTACAATCCGACTTGTTCGGAAAGTTTTTCGCAACTCACCGGCCGTCATGTTCTTCTTAAAACATGCTCGTTCTGAGTCGTTCAGCATTTCCCACGAAGCCTTAGATAGGCCTATCACCGGAACTTTAAATAAGTTAGGTGGTATGGGAAGTGGCTTGACTTTTGTCCTTCTAGCTTGCGTAGTTCATTGCTCGATCGTAACAGCCATACGTCAGGATCATGGACTGCCTTTAAAGCGGGCAGCCCAGTTAGTCTATGTGTATGGTGATGACGTCGTGGTTCCCTCTGAATATTGGGAATCGGCGCAACGTGGTCTAAGTGAGAGTGGTTTGCTGGTCAATACTAGCAAATCATACTCCAACGGATTCTTCCGAGAATCCTGCGGCGGCGACTATTTTAGAGGGACTGATGTCACTCCAGTTCGTCTCCGTCTGTCCAATGCTGAGCTTGGGGAGCCTCCAAAGGTTCCTCTCCTCAACATTCGATCAGATAACGGTATACTTCAAGTTGAAAGGCACTGCAGGGAGCTAGTGAAAGCTGGCTTACATGTGCTTGCCAACGAGTGGTACAAGCTTTTAGAGAAGAGCTTGGGCGAACTGCCCTCCGTATCTGGAATTTCACCTGTTCTCGGACGTTGGGATGAGCGTTCATACGCTCAGACCGACACGTTGGGATTCGTCCCTACACCTGTCAGGTTTAAGACCGATACAATGTGTCCATATCAGCACCTGAGTAGTTTCTTTAAGTCTACTTGGGGTAGTGATACAATGCCTTACGGGGAATTAATCTCGCCTCGCAAGGTAAAACTTAATCGGAGAGTAGTAAGCGATCAAGATCTCTCGGGTATAGAGCTCAGCAAAGAGTTCCCCCTGTACGCCCCCTCTAAGGGAGGTGTGCAGTGCCCGTCTTGGTTGTACGAGCTGTCTAAAGCATTGGTTATGATAAACCAAGCCCAAGCAACCCGTACGGTCTAAACAACCGC